TACTCACAAAATTTTAAGTTTATGCCACGTAGTTGTAATATTACTTCTATGGTGTTTAAAGATGAATTAGCGAATGTAGAACACGAAATAGAAAACCCTGTACTTGTAACAGAAAAGTATTGGATGCAATTTCAAGAAGATTTAACGTTTGAATTTCTAATAGATGGTCGTACATATAACTTAACTTGTTTTGATGGCGCAAACGTCGTTTATAGAGATAAAATAATGTGTACAAATCAATCTATTTCTACATACACAATTAATCAGGGTGTTTACGTTGCACACGCTACATCTAATGAATTTATAATATATGACTAATAATATTTCAGTTGTTAATTTATCGGCTTATACATCGCCTGAGATTCGAGAAAGTAAAAGAAATAATTACATCGAATACGGACACGATAACAATTACTTTCAGTACTTAATTGATAGATTCCTTTATAGTACTTCAAACGGTGCTATTATTACCGGTATTACTAATATGATATACGGTAAAGGATTAGGTGCATTAGATGCTAATAGAAAACCTAACGAGTACGCACAAATGGTGTCTATCATTAAACCTGATTGTTTAAAGAAAGTAGCATTAGAACGCAAGTTATTAGGAATGGCTGCAATGCAGGTTGTAATGGAAAAGAATTTAGTTAAATCTATTTCTCACTTCCCTATGCATACTTTACGTGCTGAAAAATGCAATGATAAAGGCGAAATAGAAAATTGGTATTACTTCCCTGATTGGACAAAAAAGAAGCCAAGCGAAGAACCTAAAAAGATTCCTGCTTTTGGTTTTGGTAACGGAAACGAAGTAGAAATTTATATTATTAAACCATACGTTTCAGGGTTTCACTACTATACACCTATAGATTATTCAGGTGCTTTGCCTTATGCTTATTTAGAAGAAACAATAGGTGATTACCTTATAAACGATATTGCAAACGGATTTAGTGGTACTAAAGTTATTAATTTTAACAATGGTATTCCTTCTGAAGAAATGCGTGATAGAATCAAACGTGATGTTCTTTCTAAGGTAACAGGCGCACAAGGTGAAAAAGTAATTATAGCTTTTAATGCTAATGCTGAATCTAAAACTACAGTTGATGATTTACCTTTAACAGATGCACCTGCACACTACGAATACTTAAGCAAAGAATGTTTTGAAAAACTAATTGTAGGCCACCGTGTAACTTCACCTATGCTTTTAGGAGTACGCACAGGTGATGGTGGATTAGGAAACAATGCAGATGAAATTAAAACTGCTACTTTATTGTTTGATAACATTGTAATTAAACCATACCAAGAAGAAATTTGTTCAGCATTAGATACAATTTTAGCAGTAAATAGTATTTCTTTAAAATTATACTTTAGAACTATACAACCATTAGAATTTACTGATTTAGAAAACACTACTACACAAGAACAAGTAGCTGAAGAAACAGGTTTAAGTTCACACACTTGTTTAAGCGAAGATTTTACAGATGAAGAAGGCGAAGCGTTATTTGATTCTTTAGCAGGTGAAACAATAGATGATGAATGGGAATTAGTAGATAAACGTGAATATTCAGATTCAAATGTTTCTATTGAAGAATGGGCAAATTCTAAAATTAAAAATAAACAAACTTTATTTGAAAAATTAGCTGATGTTATCAAATCTAATGCAAGTGCTAAAAGTACATTAGATAAAAAAACATTTAAAGTGCGTTATGAATATGCTGAAAAGTACTCAAGCGGTAATTCCCGTGCTTTTTGTGCAAGAATGATGGGCAGAACTGCAAACGGTGTAGTTTATAGAAAAGAAGATATAGACCAAGCAAGTTTTATAGGTGTAAATAATTCTTTTGGGCATAAAGGTCAAAATTATTCTTTGTTCAAATATAAGGGCGGCCCAAATTGTGGCCACGTGTGGAATGAGAATCTTTATAGATTAAAAACAAAAACAGACGGCACACCTTATGTAGATAAATCACTAAGTTCGAGTGAAGAAGTTTCATCTATTGCAGGTTACAATCCAAACCCTGCAGGATGGTCGGATGCGCAAATTGCACCAATAGATATGCCAAACAGAGGACACCACCCAAATTTTAAAAATTAACAAATGGCACAGGCACTCTTTATAACTCGTGATGATATTGTAAAATTTACTGCATTAAATGGCAACATCGATACTGATAAATTTATTCAATATATTAAAATTGCTCAGGATATTCATATTCAGAACTATCTTGGTACTCAATTATTTAATAAAATTAATGATGATATAGTTTCAAGCACGTTAGCAGAACCATATACATCGCTTTTAACGACTTATATTAAACCAATGGTAATACATTGGTCAATGGTAGAATACTTGCCCTACGCTGCTTATACTATCGCTAATAAAGGTGTATTTAAACACTCAAGCGAAGCAAGTTCAAACGTGGATAAAAACGAAATAGATTTCTTAATAGAAAAAGAGCGTGATGTAGCACAATCTTATACAAATCGTTTTATAGATTATATGTGTTTCAATCAGGTTGATTTTCCTGAATATACTTCTAATTCAAACGCTGATGTTTTTCCTGATAGAGACGCTAATTTTACCGGATGGATACTATAAAAGAAACATACAAACCAAAAGAAAAGAACGTACAAAAATTACAATTATTTTTAAATAAAATAGAAAATGAGTTTAAACTTCACACACATAAAGTCAGATACGTTCGAGGCAGTAAACTTCGAGATTAACGTAGATACTGTACCGGTAGATTTAACAGATACTACTATTCGTATGCAATTGCGAAAAGAATACGGCGGTGTAGTAGGTTTATCTTTAACTTCAGTAGGAAACGCAGGAATAACAATTACAGACGCTGCAAACGGCTTATTTCGTATTAATCAGCAAATCATAAACATACCTGCTTTTAATTACATTTACGATATAGAGTTTGATTTTGATGGAGTTGTAAAAACTTATATTTCAGGGAATTTTTTAATTAAAAATGATGTAACCCGCTAATGTGTGAAAATGTAAACATAAACGTTTCTGAAACTAACGAAACAATTAATATAGTATCTTCTGAAATTCAAGAAGTAATTGATATTAATGTGTTTGAAACTACTGAAGATGTTACTTTAAACATTACAGAAGAAATAATACAGGTAAACATAAATAAAGTAACCGGTGGTGGTGAACAAACATTAGAACAAACACTTGAATTCGGAAACAATACAGGTGGTACTAATATACTTTTAAATAGTACTGATTCTATTTTATTAGAAAATAATTCTTCACTAAGAAAAGGAACTTACGATTTTGGACAAGGTGGCGGTATTTCTCGTATATGCGGTGTAGATTATGAAGATATGTGGCAGGGTGGTATTCGCCACGTATTCGATACAAACGGATTTATTAGAAATTCAACTAATGGTTTTAATACAGTTCCTAATTTTAGCTTTGATGTTACTTTACGTTTTAAAGTAGGTTCTATTTGGACTTTAGACGATGGCACTAATTACATTTGTACCGATAACACAGAAGGTGCTGCTGTTTGGGAACTTTACAATGAAATACCTACAAACACTTCAGATTTAACTAACGATGGTGAAGATGGTGTTAATCCGTTTATAACTGCTGCTGATTTACCTGATGTTACAGGCTTCGTTCCATATACAGGCGCAACGCAAGACGTCGACTTGGGCGAGTTTGAGATTAAGGCAGGGCAGGTTGAGTTTGACCAAACGCCAACAGGCACTGCGGGAGTTGGGGTAATGCGTTGGAACGATGCAGATGGAACAGTTGATTTAGGATTGAAAGGCGGCAACGTTACTTTACAAATCGGGCAAGAGTCAGTATTGCGAGTAGTAAATAAAACTGCTACCAACGTCAATTTATTAGAGGCAAACTACCAAGCTGTAAGAGTTACAGGAGCGCAAGGGCAACGATTGAAAGTTGATTTAGCGCAAGCCACAACCGACAATTTAAGCGCAGAAACAATAGGACTCGTAACCGAAACAATAAACAACAACCAAGAGGGTTTCATTACTACAAGCGGACTTGTGCGAGACATAAACACAACAGGAAGTTTACAGGGCGAAACGTGGGCCGATGGAGATATACTATATTTGTCTCCTACAACTGCGGGTAGAGCCACAAAAGTTAAACCTACTGCGCCAAATCATTTGGTTATACTTGGGTACGTTATTCACGCTCACGTAAATCAAGGTTCGATTTTTGTTAAGGTCGATAACGGTTACGAATTAGACGAACTGCATAATGTAAAAATAACAAGCGCAGCGAATAACAACGTCTTAGCTTACACTTCAGCTACTGACATTTGGGAGAATAAGACAATTAATACTGTTATAGGATATACACCATTTCAATTACCCGCACTTACAAGCGGCAGCGTTTTATTTTCAAATGGCACGACAATAGCGCAAGACAATGCTAATTTATTTTGGGATGACACGAATAATCGATTAGGGATTGGAACGAATAATCCGAGTGCATACTATGCAAAAAAATTAGTTATTGCAGCACCCGATGAGGATGGTGTTACTATTTTAGCAAATTCAGTTTCATCGAGCAGTTATGTTGCTTTTGCTGATGGAGCAACAGGTAACGAAGCATTTAGAGGATATTTAAGTTACAAGCATTTATCAGACCAATTAGCTTTTGGTTCAGCAGGAAGTTTACGAATGACTTTAACTTCAGGTGGAAATTTATTGTTAAACACCACAACCGACGCAGGCTTTAAATTAGACGTAAACGGCACGGCGAGGGTTAGTGGGGTTTTATCGCTTACAAATAGCGGTGTTGGTTTAAATTATGATTCAGGTGTTGGTGTATTATTAGGAGCAGTAACTAACGCTCCGGGCGGTGGTTGGAAGGTTAGTTTAATTGATAACGGTAATAATATATATGGGGCTTTTGGTTCATCGTCTTCTATTTTAAGCGACAGAAGTGGAGCAGGAAGAGCAGCGTTAACAGGAACAAGTGCAGTATTAGAATTACAATCTACTACAAGAGGCTTCCTTCCACCAAGAATGACAACCACGCAAAAGAACGCAATTGCTACACCCGCTGCGGGATTGGTTGTTTATGATACAACACTTGCAAAACTTTGTGTAAGAACGGCATCAGCTTGGGAAACAATAACATCAATATAAATAAAAATAATTATGGCACAAATTCAACCGATTAACTTTCCCTTTACAGGCGAAGCAACAATTTTAAAAGTTTTAATACTTAACTTTCCAACCGATGCGAATACTTGCACGACCTACAACGAACTACTAACCGACGAAGGGTTAATGTGCACTAATTGGAACTACACGTTAACCGATGACGAGTTTGCAGCGTGGGGCGAGGATAACACGTGGATTGAAAATTGCGTAGCAAAAGACAAAGGAATTATAATTTTAACATACTAAAAATGGAAGAGTTAAACGTAATTAAACAAGCGATTGAAATCGCAGTAAAAGCAGGAGTTTATCAAATGGCTGACGTGGTTGCTTTGTCGCAAATACTTGACAAATTAGCGGCTAAATTGCAGGACGATGAAACAAATTAAGGAGCATTTACTGCCGATTATTTTAATCGTTTTGGGTATACTTGACCAAACGACCGACTTGCTTGTAGAGTTAATTAGTCAGTTAGGATTGCCTGAATACGTAGGAACTATATTTAAGATTTTAGTAATAACACTTGGTGCTGCAAAGCTATATTTGTCGCAACCGAATAAATTTAAAAATGAATAATTTAGAATCAGAAAGATTAGACAGAATAGAACAACACTTAAAATTATTAAAACAAGATAGTGAAATTCGTTCTTCTGATATAAAAGAAATTAAGCAAGCATTAATAGGTTCTGCATTAAACGACTATAAAGGTTTAGTTTGGAAAATATCAGATATTGATAACAGAGTAACCGAATTAGAAGATAACGATAACGAAATGAAAGTTTATGTTCGTCAGGCTAAATTTGTAGTCGCTGCTTTTACTGCTGCATTAGTTACTTTAATTTTTAAAACTTTTTCTAAATGAAACTACTACTTAAAAGAATACACAAAACCGATATTTCAACAATAGGTGAATTATACATTGATGGTGTTTTTCAATGCTACACACTTGAAGATATTGAAAGAGATGTAAAAATAAAATCAGAAACTGCAATACCAAAAGGTAAATACAAAGTTATGATTACACTTTCAAACCGTTTTAAAAAATATATGCCTTTGCTTTTAAATGTGCCTAATTTTGAAGGTGTACGTATTCACTCAGGAAATACAAACCACGATACGGAAGGTTGCATTTTAGTAGGTCAAACACGTTCTAAAGATTTTATAGGCCAATCAAGAAAAGCATTTGATAAACTATTTAAAAAATTAGAAACTGCTAAAGAAATTACAATAGAAATAGTATGAAATATTTAATAATTTTTAGTTTGTTATTAGTTTCTTGTGGTTCAAGAAAAGTACAAGTAAACACTACAGAAATTAAAAAAGATTCAAGTGTAAATACAACTCAAATTGATAGTAGTAAATCTATTAAAACTACAGATGATTCTACTAATATTAATATTGATACTGAAGAAACTGAAATATCTATTACACCGTTAGATTCTACCAAAGAAATTAAAGTAAATGGTAAAACTTATTTTAATGTTAAATTAAGCATTAAAAGACGTAAAGATAATAGTTTATATAGAAATAATAATAAAGTGTCTCAGATTCAATTAAAACACCAAATAAAGCACACTGAGGCTAAAAGTTCTACTAAACAAAACACTAAAGTTAAAAATATAGACAGAAAAGAAAGTATTTTAAACTATTGGTGGATTTTATTAATTCTAATTATAATTTATTCTGCATACAAATGGCAAAGCAAACTTCGTTTATTGTAAAAATTGAAAAGAATATTTCAAGACCAAATATTCACGCTAAATCTAAAAGTTCACAATTAAAAACTTCTAAGAACTATAAAAAGAAATATGCAGGTCAAGGAAGGTAAAATTTCTTTTCTAGTATATATTATAATATTATATTAATATATTATATTTTTTTTTAATAATATATTATGTATATATTAAATATTATTAGTTATATTTATTAAAAATATATTATGGCTAAGAAATTAAGCAGAAAATCATTGGTTTTAAAATTAGATCTAGTTTTTAGTCAATACATTCGTCAACGTTACGCTAAAGATGGAATTGCTGAATGCATTACGTGTGGTAAAAAAGATGAATGGAAAAAGCTTCAAGCCGGACATTTCATGAGTAGAAGGCATTACTATACTAGATGGGATGAAGATAATGTTCATGTTCAGTGTTATAGTTGTAATATTATGCAACAAGGACAACAATATTTATTTTCTAAATACTTAGGAGAAGAATTGTCAATAACTTTATTGAATAAGTCTAGAGAAATAGCTAAATTTGCTGATGTAGATTTGCTCGAAAAAATAGAATACTATAAAAGTAAAATATAATTTGTCTGTTCTTTGTTATTTCTTTGAAAATTGGGTAGTTTAATAGCTACCCTTTTTTTTGCTTAAAAGTTAAAGTTTTGTTAAAAAAAATTAGTATATACTTTTTTAATATACATTTGCTCCATCAAACAATAACAAATAACAAATTATGAAAACATTTTTTAAAAACTTTATTCAGAAGGCCGAGTACCAATACACATTTTGCTTTATAGCTGCAATGTATTTTTTATTACAAATAATTTTTAGATACTAATGAAAGATTTAATAGATTACCAAAGATTTCAAATTGAAGCATTACAAAGAAATGTTTGCA